ACAGGAATCTTAACTGTTCACCACGTGGTTGCGTCTCAGCCATTATTCACTCCATCCCATTTTTTTCATAAATCTTATTACGTCACCTTTTGTGACTTTTCTTTTAAACTCACTAAGTGGTTGATCAACCAATCCTTTAAATATAACTGGTATTGTTTCTTTCAAATTTTCTAATTTATTATTTAATGCAGCAACTTCTGCAGTTAATTCTAAAATTTTTTTTGTGTTTGCATCTATAGTTTCTTTGTTTAAAGATTTTACAAAGTCTCTAGTTTTTGCATCTATATTTTTTTCTAACACTTCTGCATTAGCAATTGTTTCAGCCATTATCTTCCTCCCATTTGTTTTGTTAATGGTATTAGATTACCAGCTTCTACTTCACGTTGAACATCTTCATTTGGTTGTACAGAAGCACCACGCATTTTTTCCATCAATGACATTTGTTGAGATGGTGTTGGACCCTGAGCTTGTTGTTCCTTAGAAATACGGAACTGATCTAAATCAGATATACCCATAGCACGTATTGCTTCTTCAGCAATTTTTGCAGTGTTGTATTCCATGTTTAATCCTGTCTCTCCCATAACCTTCAACATGTTCATCCATGTTTCTGCGTTTCTAGTTGGTTCAATAGGTAATGAGCCATCAATAACTAAATAGTCAATATCACCTTGTAAATCTTGTACACTGAAATCTATGTATCCATCGTCCACCATATCAGCTAATTGTGT